TAATACACACCTTAACAACTACATATGAAACATAAACCAAGTGAATCTATACTTACCAAGATTGATGCCTACATACTTCGTTCTTTAGAACTTGAAACTGACTTGAAACACAGCGAACTTGAAAGAAAAATAAAAGCACGATATGGTTTTGATATTGACGTTAAAGAGAGGTTGAAAGAATACACACCTCGTAATGATGATAATAACTTTATATTTTGGAACTAATGAAAGCAGAAACACTACATAAAATTGTTACTTATCTTATTGATAAGCCACACGTTGTAATGCTGATTTGTTTTATCTGCCTTTGCATTTATTTAATTATTCTTGCAATCAGACTTAACAGGTCAGAAAACAAATAAGAGTAGCTTCACTAATAAAAAGGAGGTAATATTATCTACTTTGTTTATGCACACGCTGTCGGGCAGATTCGCTACCGCCAAGACCGTGTTAGTACCCACCCCAACTAAAAACTGGGGTGGTTTTTTTATTTATGGTATAATTAAACCTAACAGATAGGTTCACGCCCTACTGGTTCCAAAGTGGAATTCGGCAAGAGTAATCTCCGTATCGTGAAGTTATGAAAAACAAAGAAATTAAAAAAATACAATTCGGTCAATATAATAAGCGAGAATATAAAGAAATTCGCAAGCTTGTTAAAGGTAAAATAGAAAAAGAATTAGATATTAAATTATCTTAATTAGTAACTCTTTATATAAAGGGTTTTTTTTAATACATGGTATAATAAAGTAAACACTTAAAAACTAGAAATCATGACACAGATATGTCGCACAGCATTTTGCAAATCTTGCTACGATAACAAACGTCCTAAAGCAAATCAACTGTTTGCTGTAAGAGGTGGAACATCTGGTTTGTTATTGATTAAAAAAGCAAGTATCTATCAAGGAGTAACTCACGGTTACACACCTCACCATATGGAACTGCACAAAGTTAAAGATAACCTCGTTGTCTATGACCAAACGTGCCTTATGGTAGATTGTGGAATTTCCCTCGAACAAACAGAAACTGGTTACGATGTTCATTTCGATGAAACATACCGACAGGTTACTACTATCAAAGAATGGAATATTATTGTTTCAGATTGGAGAGATACTGGCTACACTATTTAATAGGGTACTAAGTACCTTATTACTTTATATATTTAATACTATGAGACCAATACCAATAAAATTAAGAAACGAACTTGCGAGTAATGATTTTTACGACAAGTGCTGTGTATGTAAATACATTGGTGTACAATGGCATCACAACCTAATCCATTCGGGGAGACAAGTAAACGCACGGTTCGCAATCATGCCTTTATGTGTACCTTGCCATGAACAAGCACGCAATAAAGAGTTCAGAGAAAAGTTAAACTGGATTATGTGGAACAGAGCTACTGATGAAGAAATTATTAGTTATTCAAAAGCAATCAATTATGCCAGAGAAAAAGAAAGACTCAATGCTAAGTTTGGTGTTGAGTGGAAACCCTCAATCAACTAATCATATTTACAAGGCAACTTGCAGAGGTCGTTTTGCTTCGATTTACATGTCAAAGAAAGGGAAAGATTTAAAAGAAGACTACAAGTGGCAAGTTAAATCTCAATATCATGGCAAGCCTCTCACACAAGACCTAAAAATGGCCCTGGATCTGTTTTTCGGTGATAAGAGGGTGCGTGATATAGATAACTATAATAAACTTATTTTAGATGCTCTTAGTGGCTTAGTTTTTGAAGATGATAAACAGATACAAGAGTTAAATATTAAGAAGTTTTACGATAAAGAAAACCCTAGATGTAATATAAAGATTTATAAAGTTTATCCCCTATCACCGACTAAGGTTGATTAAAGTATGGTATAATAGTTTAGCTGCGAAATCGTAAGCAGTAAAGATTAAAAATAACCTGATGTGTTCACGCATCACTCTCTCTCATCAGGTGGGAGTGAGTCGTGAGCATTAAAACAAAGTATGAAAACCCGAATTATTAGAACTAGCATTTTCAAAGACGAAAAAATGCTAGGAGAAACACCAGATGTTAGATTTATATGTGTCTATTTATATTGCAATGAACACATCGGACTATCTAGCACTTATAAGATACCAGTACAAGTCATACAACTTGAAACTGGTTTTGATATATCTGTTATCAGGATCGTACTCGATAGGCTACAGGAAAAAGAAATTTTAGTTCATAAAGATTACTTGTGGGTTAAATTATTACGAGAAGACTACGCTTCTTTACTCTATTCTGGGTCAACAAATGATAAAGCTAAAGAAAATGAAAGAAACCTTATGCCAGGCCATATTATAGACTTTTTTGATGAATTTGATACTAGTATAGATACTACTATAGATAGTAGTTATAAATTAGAAACCATAAATAATAAACTAAAAAGTAAAAGTAAAAAACCAGAAAAGCAAACGTTTGGAGAATTAGAAAACGTAAAACTTACAAGTGAGGAATATGAAAAGCTTATTGAAAGATTTAATGAGTTTTTTGTTAACGAGAAAATATTTGACTTAGATAATTATATTGGAAGTACAGGAAAGAGATATAAGTCACATTATGCAACGATACTTTCATGGGCTAAAAGAGATTATGACAAAGGAAAAACTTTACAAAATAATATAGCATTCACATAATATGAAAAACTATAAAATAATTTTAGTGACGGGATATAATGACAATCAAAGACATAGTATTAGTATTGAAGAAGCTCACAAGGCTTACTATTTATTTTTGAACCCAACAAAAAGAGGTATTTTTTCTAACGGGCTTGCCATTGTAGGAAAAGATATAAACGAAATAATTCCAGATTGGCACGGTACTATGGGATGGAATAGAACACATAAGCTAGATACTGATGACTGGAATGAAATTACAAAATACGGAATTGAAAGAAAAATGAAAAATACATTAACACAAGCGCGAAATATTTCATTACAGCTAGAAAAAAACCCAGAACTTTCAAACAAATTATTATCAAGCATGATTTATGAAAAACAAATAACGCCTGTACTACAGCAACCAATGAATAAGGCTGATTTTAGTAAGTACAAAAAATAAAATATGTCAGAATACAAAAGAAAAAGCGAAACAAAGACAGACCAAGACCAAAGAATAAGTCGTGGAATGCATGCAAACATTAAGGCTTTTATGGAGAGATTCCCAAACGAAGATGACCTGTTAATGGCCACAGCATCAGCAAAAAAAGTAAAAGGAATACTTATACTTACCAAGTTTAATATTGCAGACCTTGATCGATACGAAAGAAAATTTGTAAAAGAACACCAGGTAGGACTGCACGATGCATTTATTTTTGAAAAACTATGTAGAAGTAATACAGAGTTTATTCCGGCTATGTTTTGGCGCAGGATATTAAAACAAAAAGTGCTATAGTTATCCCCATTGCTTTTATCGACAAAGGTCGATATAATATACTCAGTCGAAACATTATAAACCCATTAATTAAATAACCCATGAGCAAAGAATTAAATTTGATTGAAATCAAAAACTCAATCAACAAACAAATAGCAGACAGGGAAACATTCACTACACTTTGTGAAACAACATTCAAAGGTCTAACCCCACAGAAAGCAAAACAAGCAATGCTTGAAGGCTTGATGCGAGGATTTAAGTTTGAAGACTTCCTGAAAAAAGATGTCTATGCAGTACCATTTAAAGGAAATTATTCACTGGTAACATCTATTGATCACAACCGAAAGATAGGAATGCGAAGCGGAGTTGTAGGAAAAGAAAAACCAGAGTACGAATACAAAGAAGATGGAACAGTAGAGTCTTGTACAGTAACCGTAAAGAAGCAAGCAAAAGAAAGCAATTATATAGGCGACTACATAGCGACTGTATTTTTTGATGAGTATTACTCAGGACACAAAAACCCAGATGGATCAATTAGGGTGAATCAGTACGGACAAGTTAAGCCGACTTTATGGGACACAAAGCCACGAACCATGATCGCAAAGGTAGCAGAAATGCACGCACTACGAATGGCATGCCCAGAAGAACTATCAAACTCATACATCGAAGAAGACTACAGTCAAGAAATTGAAGTTGTTGACGATAAGATTTCACAAGAAGTTCGCGACAAGATTGCAAGCGCAGAAGACGTAAAAACACTGAACGAAATATACAAGGAAAACGAGGGACTAGGAAAAGCATTTGCCGAACTTATTACTAATCGCCAAGCGGTCTTAAAAAATGAAAATTCATAACATAGAGCAAAAATCAGAACCATGGTTTGCGCTGCGACTACAATATCCGTTGACAGCAAGCAACGCTCAAGCAATAGGAAACCAAGGCGCAGGACTTGAAACGCTTTGTTGGGAAAAAATGTCTGAAAAATACTCGTCTGCGGAAAAAGAACAGTTTACAAATAAACACCTTGAACGTGGAAATGAGCTAGAGCCACAAGCGGTATCTCTCTATGAGTTAAAAACAGGAAACAAAGTCGAGCAAGTAGGATTTGTTACAAACGATGAAATATCAATAGTCGGAGGTGCAAGCCCGGATGGACATGTCAACGAGGACGGTAACCTAGAAATTAAATGTTTTAATGATGATAAGTTTTTCAGGATGATAATAGAACAAAAAACAAAAGGCGACTTCAAAATTGACTCAAGGTATGAATGGCAGATGCAAATGCAGATGTTGTTTAATAAAAGAAGTTGGACTGACTTCGTGGCATACAATCCTAACTTCAAACAGTCGATGTTAATTAAAAGAGTATCACCTGATT